ATTCAGAATATAGCACGGAGCCGAATTTTACGGTTACAAATGCTGATTTAGTAACAATTAAAGGACTAAACGAGGTAACAATACCGTTCGCGTTGGCGGCACGAAAGGAAAAATTAAGTACAATTGAATTATTAGCAAAAGGATTTTTTACTTTAGTGGATGGAGTTACGGGAATTTTCGGAGGCGGTACAAATTTCGCGCCTCAAATCGGAGAACGTAAAAGGGCAATGAAAATAAGTCAACAATATTTTTCAACTACTAAGGTTTTATACGCAAAACCGAGCCAATTTGTAAGCGGTTCATTGGTTCAAAGTGAAAGTTTTAGCGCTAATTGTTCGGCTCATGCCTTATGGCTAAAATATCACTATATAAACCAAATTCAGGATTATGAGTTTATAATTAAAGAAAATTGTCGAGTTCGATTAAGTTCGCAGGATTTTGTAACTTTGCTAAATAATAATTTCGCGGATATAGACGGCGTTGTTTCTGAAATTTTAAAAATTGAATGGATTGATGAAAAAAGTTTTGCGCAAATAACGTTCCGGCAGCCGAGTAATTGGGCAACGGGAAAAGTAGTAACTAAAATATAATAAACGAATAATGGACGAAGCGGAAAAATTAGCAAAAGAGTTGAAGCAATCGATTCAAAAATTGATTAAATTAAACGAAATGGCGTTATTAAAAGTAAGCAACGAACACGGCGAACTTGTTAAAAAAGCCTTTGATGACAATAAAAAATTATTAGATGCAATTGATAAAAGAGATTTAGATATAATAACGAAAATAGCGAAAGATTATGCCGGTACAAATCCAAACTAAACAATATTTAGACGTTTTCGGAACTTATTTAACTTACTACAAAGCAAACGCGGGCGATGAACAGGATATTGAATTTACTTTAACGGAATCAATAAGTGTACAAAGTTCAAATTCAGTATTATTAAATTTGGATCCTGTTAACGACGTTGTTACGTGGGTAGGTGGTGATTTTCAGGACGAAGGGTTTAGAGTTGGAGACGCGGTTACGTTTACAAAGTACGATTCTACAGGTGCCGTTATTACAACAATTTTAACAAGCGTTACAGCGGTTGCGGGCGATCAATTAGACGTTGTAAGTATTCCGTTTTGGTACGATTTTACAGTTGGTGAAATAATGAGCATTTTTGTAAGAGGGCGAGCGCGTGAGGGGTGCCGTTTAAATATTAATCATGTTCAAAACGGGACAACAGGAAACGCGTTTAGTTTAATCGATGGCGAGGTTACTACGTTCTTATTTGATTTGACAATACCAAGCCCCGTTAACGGTATTCAGGTAGGCAAAAGTTCGGGTCAGTTTTCAATTAGGGCAACGTTAAATTTAACAGCGGCAACTACTACGGTTCGCGATTATACACTAACTTTAAAAGTAGTTCAATCCGGCATTTATTCACAAGCGCCGTTTAATTTTTCCAATAGTTTAAAACTTTACGTTCAAATGAATTGGCAAAGTTTAGTTGGAGAACCGTACGCAAATTTAGCAACGATTATTTCCGACGATTCTAATAACGGTTGGTTCGATGAAGCGTTTAATTTGGAGTTAATCGATGCGAGTTTAGTTCAGCCAATTAATTATATTGCGTACGATGTACCAACAAGCGGGCAATTTGTCGTTGATTCAGCAAGTTTAAATTATGGTTTTGGATCCTGCTATATTTCGGACGATGAAGCGTATTATAAAAATCGTTATTATACACAAAGCGAAATAGGTATGTTAATACCTACCTCGATTCCAACGGGACCGGCTTTTATTTCAAATCTTAACGAGTTTGGAGCGGGTTACGATTTTGATATTACAGGAATAACAACAGTTGGCACGATTCAAACGATAGATTTTACTTTTACGCCAAATGCAAATTTTGTTACTTTTATGCAAGGGCGAACGGAAACGGACAGGCTTTTTTATGTTTGGGCAAGGTATGGAAACGTAAATTTATTGGTTTATCAAGATCAATTAATTACACAACCGCCCGTTGGTGGTCCGTTAATATTACAAAATTCGGATTATTTCGACCATAGCGAAAACGTAATTACGGGTTCAGGGCTTGAGGTTGGATATAACGCAAACGTTGAAGACGATTTGGCTTTTTTCGGAAATTTTCGGATACCTTTTAATTCACTTTGCACAGATTTTACGGCTAAAATTGAGGCTTATAATTCCTTAACAGATGAAACTTTTACTTTACAAAGCGTAACGTTTTTAATTGCAAACGTCCCACAGGTTGCGGGCATTTATATTTTAGGATTAACGGCGCCTGTCTTCAATCAGTTTCAAACGACAAGCGTAAAACGAAACGCTTTTTTAGAGTTGGACCCGTCAAATGATACCTTAACAGAATATGGCGTTAAAATTTATTTTCCGTTTTTATACAGGTGGGAATATTGGCTCCCACAAATAAACGCGGACGCTGATTTTTTCCCTAATAATCAAACGAGAAATTGGGTTCCTTATGGCAATCAATACCCGTGGAGTTTAAAATTAAATTTACAATTAGTAAAGGAAAATTTAGCGTTTAATTATATTGATAGTTTAAGGATTTTTAATTACGATAGCGACCCGAACGTATTACAAACAATTGAGTTGTATATTGATTCGACAAATCAAAATGTTGGCGTTGTTGTTCAGGGCGGTTTAATGCGAGTTGTAGCGACTCATGAATTATTAGACGGCTCAAATTGGACAACAAATGTTTGGGGGCAAATTACAATTGAACCAACAGAAAGCGCCCCGCGTTGGTGGTGTTCAACAGCGGTTAATTTTGATGGAAATTTACAAAATCCGTTAAGCCCGTTGAGTGGTTTATTAATGGCGATAACGTACCCGACGCCGTCAATCGCGAGGATGGAATGTTTTTTTGATCCGAGTAAAATTAATTTACAAAATGGTTGTAAATTTACAACAAAAATAAAGGGTTGTATTTCGCCCGTTTAAAAAATAAAAAACTATGTGCGATTGTATAAAAATAACGATAACTAACGGTCCCGATATTCAGGAACTAAATTTACAAACTGATTCTATTGTAAACGGTCAAAACTCTTATTTTTTTACTTGGAACAGTGTAGATTTTCGACTATATTACGATCCTATTACGTTTGCGTGGTATATTGGAACCTTGCCCGATTATACAAATCCATTAAATTGGGTTGCATCCTTAGACACGGAAAGCCCTTGCCCCGATTCCGTAAATTTATCGTTAGTATGGTTTTCGTTTTTAGGCATAGTTCAATATTCAACGGAAGAAATAGACTGTTTTACGTGCGATGTTCAGGATAGATTTTTACGCGAATATTCGGCAATTACTTTGCCAACGGATTTTGTCGAACAGGATAGAGGCGCAGATGATTGTTGTTGTGAATATTTAGTTTTGGGAGACGCAAGCGCGGACACGTGGAAGAACGATAAAACGAGCGCGTGGATTAAGTTAAGCGCGCCAACTGATATATTTACATTCGCGCTATATAAAAACGGCGTTATAACGTCTTATTTGCCCTTAGCGGTGGCGTTTCCAAGCGAGTTAAACGCGTATTATACAACAATTAGTTGGATTGACGTTTTAAACAGCGACGGCGTAGGTTGTTATGAGTTAAAAATTGATTACGATATTTCGGGCGTTATCGGTTCAATTAGTTGGGGCTTATATAATTTAAAACCTTATTCGGTTGCCAACGCGTTGGGGACCGCGCGAGTTCGCGCCTTGTTTAATGGTATTCAGGAAAACGAAGGAATAAATTTTACAAATTCCAACGTGGATTATTCGTTTAGATTTGCGGGCTTTATTGGTTCTCAGCAACCGAACACGGAAACGGATAATATTATTTATGGTAACAGGGAAATGAAGCGCGTTATTCGTGAAAATTTAAACACTTACGAAATAAATACAGATCCTTTAACGGAGTGTTTTATACGCCCTTTAATGACGTTGTTTTTATTAAGTGAAAATGAATTATTTATTTCGGATTATAACGTTTTTAATCATAGTTATAGATATTTAGATTTGCCTGTAATTGTAAACGAAAGCGCAGAAATTGAATACTACGATTTTAGCAGAAAAGCCAAATTAAAATGTAAAGTAGAGGATAAATTTAAAAATAAAAGAACGTATTACTAACTATAAAAAAAGAAAAATGATTAAAAGACAAAATTTTACGATTAACAAAGTTGGAAATTACTTTACAATTCAGATTGATAACTACGTTTTAATTCCTGTTGAGGGCGCGACAATTACACCGGCTTTAAAATTTGAAGCGCGGGCGGATAATATGTTTGTTAGTTCAATTAATTTATTAACTACTGAAGTAGTTCAACAGGGTTTTAGGTTACAATGCCAATTTCCGTTCAGATCCGTTTTTTTAAACGAATATTTTACCTACGTTGAGGATGGCGAAACTTATAAAGAACTAAACGTATTTTTGATTGACGGCGAGGAATTAAGTATGTCAACGGCTTTTGATTACTTTTTAAATTTAAGATAATGAAGAGTATTGAACAATTCGGCGATTTATTAGCAATGGCAATAGGAATGTTTGGAGCGCTGATAAAAGGACTTAAAAACAAGTTAACCGGAACGACCGTTATTTTAGGTATGTTAATAGCGGGAATTTTAACGTTTTCAGTTACCGGAATAATCGAGGTTTTTTACAAAGATTTAAGCCCGAAAATTGTAATTTTAATTTCCTTTTGTGTTGGGTGGATGGCAAACGAAATAACAGAAAAATTGGATTTATTAGTTGGGGACGTTTACGGCATTTTTATCGATTGGCTTAGAAATAAATTTAAAAATAAAAAATAATGAGAAAATCTTTATTTATTGGAATTTTATTTGTATGGAGTTTCAGTTATTCAGCAACGGGAGACACGGTAAGCGTGGACACTTTGAAAAATCACAATGTTAAATTAATTGACGAAAACGTAATTATTACGGACAGCGTGTTTATTTCAATAGTAACAGAAAAAACAAAAGAAATAGAAAAATCAATTGAGAATAAAGATTATTCAAAATTTATTGTTTCGGCGATGATCTTATTATTCGCGATAATAGCAATTTTAAAACGTAAAAAAAATGGTTAAAAAATACACGGACGCGCAACTACTTAATAAAGTAAAAACGCTTGCAAGTTTTAAAAGTTTCCCAACGGATTATTGGATTC